GCGGATGCGGTTGAGAGCGCCATCCAAGACTCAGTAGGACCCACGGCGGACTTGACTTTGGGCGGTCTGGTGCAAGAGTGCTGGATCACGCACCGCACCTTGACAATCACAGGCTCATCGTCGCAACGTCAGAGCAAACAGAACTTCGGCGTAGAAATCGTACTGCCGCATTCGAGGTGACAAATGTTCTACGAAGACTCCAGAATGGGAATGGCGAAGTCGGCAACTCCGAACCCTTACAACAACCACGGCGTGGGTTGCCCTTGTGTCCTGTGCGGGCAGACACGCGGGCTGGCGATGGCAAAGCGGGACGCCGGTGCCAGCGAAGAGAAGATGCACCTGGCCATCGCGCACGGTTTGCACCACTCGCAGATGAAAGACGAGCACCAGCGCAAGGCTTACGGATGGGGAGGCGTTCAGGATGGCCAGACACAGCCAGAACTCACCGTCGAGCAGAAGGCCAAGCATCTGGAAGCCGCTGCTGCCCATGGGCAAGCGCAGGACCATTACCGTTCTGCTGCCAACTCCTACCGTGACAACCTGCCCAAAGGAGCGGCTGAGCATCAGAAGTTGGCAGAGGAAGCGGCGGCGCGAGCCGAGAAACTGAGCGCAAAGGCGAACACGTAAATGAGCGACCCCACCTATGGCGCGCTCCCGGTACAGATCGACCCGACGGCATGGGGCGGCAGGACCAACACGCCCCCCGCGTCCCTTACCGTGGACTCAATTCAGAACCAGATTGCCGCGCAACTTGTGGCGTTCTTTGCTTCCGGTTCCCTGGCGATCCCGGTCTACATCTACCCGGCATTTGACCTTGATACGTGGTGGGCATCATCGGCGATAGCTTTTGTCCTGATCTCCTACAGCAACACGGGACTCTCGAAACCGCTTGCAACGTCGAGCATGGTCCAGGAGCGCACTCTTCAATTCAAGGTCCATGTCGAGGCGCGCAAGACGGCGTGGAACCTCAGTGGGGCCGGCTCAGTCTATGCTCTCATCGATGCGATTGAATCAGCGCTGGGTGGATTCCAGCCAACTGGGTGCCGCCACGCCTATTTCACCGAGGAAAGATTCTCGGAACAGGACCCACAAGGGCGCGTCTGGCTTTACGATCTGACTTTCAACGTCCTCACCATTCGCCCGCGGCTGTTGCCCTCTTACGCGCTGGCGAACTTGCAGCAAGCGATTTTCAACGTTACTCCGAGCGGAGATAAGGTCATCGTCCCATCAGAGTAGCAACCTGATACACTTTGTATCGACGGTACAGGAACAACCTGGCCGGGATGGAGAAGGCTTGATAAGCCGGATTCGTCCCGGCTTTTTCACGTTTGGCGGCAAAGGAGCGGAGAAAATGGCTTTCTTCCATGGCATCACGGTAACCGAGGTCAACACTAACGGCGTATCCATTCAGGTGGTCAACTCGGCAGTTATTGGCCTCATCGGCTCGGCTCCGCAGTGGTCGGCATCGTCTGGAGCAGGACCCGGAATCAATGTCCCGACGCTCATTCAGTCCGCCGCGCAGGGGTCGAACTTCGGTAAACAGATTGCCGGCTACACGATTCCTGAAGCTCTTGCGGACATTCAACTCCAGGGCGCGGGTGCCGTCATCGTCATCGACGTGTTCAACCCGCTCCTGCATCAAAGCACCTTTGCGACCAATCCCTTGACAGGACCCGCATCCAACAGTGTGCCGGTAACACTCGGTCACATGGGCCTAATTGGTCCAGGCTTGCCCAACACTCCCCTTTCTACCGCTTCGGTTGACACCGTGGCGCAGGCGGGCGGCGCGGCAAGCCACAGCTATGCAACAGCCGACACGATCACCTTGGCTGGTGGAACCGCTTCCGTCTCTGCTGTCCTGACGGTGGCCACGACAAAGCTCGTGTCTCTGGCGGTGAATGCCCCCGGCGGCGCTACATCGCACAACTACGCAGCAGGTGACAGCGTTACGCTCACTGGTGGCACGTCCTCAGTTGCGCCGCAACTCACAGTGACATCGACGCAGGTCACAGCGGCCACTGTGGCGGCGGGCGGAAGCGGCGGCACCAACGGGACTCAGACCGTCACGGGTACGACTGGAACCGGGACACGCTTCCAGGCATCTGTGACGGTGGCCAGCGGCGCGATTACCGCGGTACTGTCCATCACCTTGGCGGGCTCCTACACGGTCAACCCTACCGCGCCAACTCTTGAGCCGGTAACGGGTGCTGGACTGGTTGGCGCCGAACTGGCAATTACCCTGGGCGTGGCCACCTTCAGCATCGTCAATGCTGGCGTCTTCACGGTGAACAGCGCGGCACTGACACAGGCAAGCTCAACAGGACTCGGAACCGGGGCAACCTTCAACCTTGGCGTCTTTGGTGTGAATACTGCGAATATCACGACGGCCGGCAGCTACTCGGCCACGCCGTCGAATCCTGTATCTCAGGCCAGCACCTCGGGAAGTGGCACCGGCGCCACCTTCAACGTGACCTTCGCTGGACCGCCTACCACCGTCGTGGTAAAGAACCAGGCCGGATCGACGACCTACGTCGAGAACACCGACTACACCATCGACTACGTGAACGGCCTGCTCTACACCAAGAGCGGCGGCGCAATCACCTCAGCGCAGGCATTGCAGGTCTCCGGTGCCTACTGCGACCCGTCCAAGGTTGCCTACACCGACATCATCGGGACCGTGACCGGAAGCACCTACACCGGCATCCAAGCCTTGCAGACCACATTCCAGACGATGGGACTGTTCGCCAAACTGCTCATCACCCCAACCTTCTACGATGCGTCGACCAGCGCCAATCTGCTGGCCATGGCGACGAAGCTCCGGGCCATCTCGTTCACCGACGCGCCGCCGAACACGACCGTGGCAACCGCTATCGCCAACCGTGGCGCCGCCGGAAATGCCTTCAATCAGGCCAGCGACCGGCTCGCCCTCACTTTCCCATGGCAGTTGAAGACGCCCACCACCATCAGCCCCACCGGAGTCACGGTGAGCGCACAAGGGACCATCGGATACACGAACGTTACCGGCACAGTGGACACGCCGTACAGCACTTGGGTTGCCGGAGCTACAGCAGCCAACGACATCGCCAATGGCTTCTGGTTCTCGCCGTCGAACACTATCATCAACGGGATTCTGGGTCCTGATGTCAGTCTCTACATGAGCGCCTACGATCCGACTTCGGACACGAACGCGCTGAACGCGGCCGGCATCATGACGGTATTCAACGGCTTCGGGACTGGATACAGGACCTGGGGCAACCGGGCATCTAGCTTCCCGTCGAGCGGCGCAGTGACCACGTTTATCGCCGTTCGCAGGACCCTCGACGTTGTGGAGCAGAGCATCCAGTACAGTTCGCTCCCCTTTGCCGACAAGCCCATCACCAACGGCCTCATCAATTCGATCTTGCAGAGCGTGAACGCCTTTATCAACTCGCTGATTCAGCAGGGCGCATTGATTGCTGGAAGCACGGTCACCTACAACCCGGTTGACAACCCCCCTGCGAGTCTGGCGAATGGGCAACTCACGTTTGAAGTAAGCGTGATGCCGCCGCCGCCGGCCGAGCAGATCATTTACAACTTCTCCATCAACACCAGCCTGCTTGCGAACCTCGGGGCATCCGTAACGAGCACCAGCACAACCAGCAACTTCAACGTGACCGCATAAGGAGCGCACCGTGGCAAATCTTGTCATCAATTCGCTGAGCAATTGCAACGTGTACTTGAACGGTGTCGAACTCCTCGGGCGCGCCGCCGAAGTCAAGATTCCTCAGCCCAAGCGCATCAGGACAGACTACAAGGGCCTCGGCATGGCCGCGCGCATCAAGATCCCGACCGGCTGGGACATGATGGAGTCCACCATCAAATGGTCTTCGTTCGATCCTGACACCATCAGCCAAGTGGCCTTGTCCAGCCAGACGTGCTCCATAAGCTGCCTGGGCGACTTGCAGACCCTATCGGCGAACGGGGAGATTTCCGAGAGTCCTGTCATCTACAACTTCAACGGCGTTCCGTTCGACGTGGGCGACGTGGATTTCAAGTCTCAGGAGTTGGTCGAGTTCACTTCCAGCTTCGACGTTTACCACGTCGACCTGAGCGTCGGAGGCGTCCAGATTTACCTCTTTGACGCTTTTTCGAACCAGTACGTCGTGAATGGCGTTGACCAGTTGGCCGGTTACCGAGCGAACATCGGAGGTTGATAAGTGGCAGCCAATGGATATGCACCGTCCGCTTCGCAGCAAGTCGTAGCAAGCGGAATCGCGCAGACAATCTCCAATCCTGGCACGGGAGCAACACTGCGTCTTGTCAATGTAGGAGCAGAACCCGTGTATGTAGCACTGGGTGCGTCGAGTCCTGTTGTGGTCACTCCCCAGACGGGACTCGCAATCTTGCCCGGTGCGCCTGCTGAGTTTTTGACGGCAGTATCAAGCGGGTTCATCGGCTTCGTGACTGACGGATGCACTTTCAATGTTCGGCTCAACATCTCGCAAGGGACGTAGAGGCCGACCACAACCATAGCCAAGCACTGGCGTGAGGTGATTAAAATGGCAACAGGACCCATCGTACTTACTTCCGATACAACCCCCTCCCCCGAACAGATTCGCCGCGAGTTCGACCTCCCCTCTGGCAAGCATGTGATCTTGCTCAAAGGGACCGGCCGTGACCAGCGCTTGGCCGCTACGGTCGCCGGCGAAAACGCAGATAGCATCAAGATTCAGGATGCTCTGGCTTCCCGGCTTTCCCTCGTGGATGGCAAACGCATCCGCATGGAAGACGTGGACGAGATGGACTTCGATGATGCGATGGTTTTTCGTGCCGAGGTCTCTCAGGTATTGCGCCCTTTGCTCCAGAGGATTGGTCTACTCCTGAAGGTAGACCAGCTGATCGCAACGATACCTCCAGCGCCGGACGCGCCGAAACCCGCTCAGGACGCGCCAACAGACCAATCGTCCTAAGCATGGAAGCACTGGGCGCGATGGTACATGAAGGGGTCAGTCCTGAATCCATCGATTCCATGTCAATAGGCGATTTGGTGGGGTGGTATCTAGTTATGCACTCCTACTCGAAGGCAGTTGAGAAGCGCATTCCGAAGCGGAGGAAACCTTGAGCGAAGACGATCAAACATCCATCCTGAAGGTTCTCGTCCAACTCCGCGACGAGGCAACAGAGCCGCTGAAGAAGGTGAGCGAGAGCTTTGAAGCGTTCTCGGACAGCCTCCACGGCATCTGGTATTCGGCGTTAGAGATCGGAGCGGGCTACGAGATGCTGAAGGGCATTATCGAGCCCGCGTCTGCCTTTGAGGATGCCCAGGTTGGCCTGCGGATGGTCACGAACGACAGCGCGGAGGCATTGAAGCAGTTTCAGGAGCAGGCGGAAGAGCTTTCCATCAAGTTCCCGAAGTCTGCGGAGGACATCACCACAGCCCAGGAGAACATGTACAAGAAACTCGGGGATGTGGGTGCCACCCTGAAGGCTACGGAGATCGCCACGCAACTCGCAACGGCCTTGCGGGTGGATGCGACGACAGGGTCAAACATCCTCGGCTCAGCCTTCGAGAACCTGAAAATCAAGGGCAAGGACACAAACGAGTCTCTTGAGAAACTGTCCGACAATCTGGCACTGTTGCGCGCCGGCTTCCTGAAGTCCGATGCTCCGGTTGGAAATATGGAGCGGGACTTGCGGCAGTTGGGGCAGGTTGCCGGAAAGACTCATGTGGATGTGGACCAACTCTTCACCGTTTGGGCTGAGTTGAGCAAACTCGGGCAAGGTGGCCGCGCTGGTGCTGCGATTGTCGTCAAGGGAATCATCGACAAGCTCACCGAATCGAACAAGAACGGGACCAACGAACTCGCCCGGTACGGACTTCATATCCAGCGAACGAAAGAGAAGCATCTCGACCTGATTGCGACGTTGCAGCAGATTGCCAACTTACCCAGTGCGCAACGCTCAGCCCTTGTGAACCAAATGAAAGGCCAGAATGACGCACTCGGACTGCTGGTGCAGAACATGGGTGACATGAACACGACACTTGCCCGGTTCAATGCGGACGCAGGAGAATCAGCCAAGGACGCAAAGAAGGTCAACGAACTCACGTCTTCAGGATGGAAGGAACTGGCGGACTCGGCAACTAACCTTCGGGTTGCACTGGGAGCAGGACTCAAGCCTCAAATCGACGGCATTTCTGACGCACTCAAAGGAACAGCAGTCGGAATCACTGAGTTCTCAAAGCTACACCCGACGCTTACTGGCATCATAGGCGACCTGACCCTAGCTTCTGCAGGGCTAGTGACTTTGGCAGGCATCGTCGGGGCCGGAAAGATGATTGCTCCATTCATCGCGCTCGCGTCGAGGATTACTGGCATTACGGCACTCTTTGGGATGATGCAGACTGCCATCTTTGGCATCACGGCGGCTATCGGTGGGGCGGCAACAGCGGGAGAGGCAATGTCCCTCGTCTTCGCTGCGAACCCGCTGGGATGGGTAGTCGTTGCCTTGGCAGGACTGGTAGCAATCGCGGAGGCTCTCTACCACATCAAAGACATCGAAGAGGCTATGGGTTTGCATCCTGGCGCGCACATGAACCCCACCCTGCCCGTACACCCATTCGATAAACAGCACTTCGACCCTCGGTTTGCAGCATCCCCGGCAGAAATTTTTTCCGCGCACATGGCTGAACCTTCAGACATCTCTCACCAGATACGGGAAGTGGAGACGCATCTACACTACATGGAGGGTGCAACAGTTTCCGTGCAAGTTGGTGCAGGAGTTGACGGTCAGCAAGTTGGGAGTGCTGTCCGCGGAGCGCTCGACCAGCATAGCGATAACCTGATGCGATTCCTTCACGACATCCAGCACGACGATGCACGGCGCAGTTTCGGAAACCCGTCACTTGAGGGGGCACGCTAATGTTTGCATCTTTCGGACCAGTCAGTTTCCAGCCTCTTGCGAGTCCGACCAAACTGGAGATCGAAAAAAAGTACCATTACGAAGCGATCAACGTGATCGGTGCGCCGCCTGTCTTGCAATGGATATACGACAATCTCCGTCACGTTGAACTGTCGATCTACCTTCACAACTTTTGGTGCAAGCCGCAGACGGCCATCAATGCGCTGACGCAGCTTGCCGACTTCCACGTTCCACAGCAGTTTGTATTCGGGAACAAGAACAACCTCGGGACATTCGTCATCTCGAACTACCGTCTAAAACAGCGGTGGATGGCAGACGACGGCTCTGTAATCGCAGCGGAGATGGATCTTGAACTGACCGAGTATGTCGCGCCGTCCACGCTACAGAGCAACACCATGACGGTCGGGACCATCGGCAACTCGACAATCAACACCAACCCCCCAGGGCTCACTACTTCACAGAGCGCGGCGGCCGGCTCAACGCTTGTCGTGAGTCCCGCGACGGCTTCCCCCTCGGGAATACCGGCACAGACGCCGTACACCAATGTCCCGTTGAGCACGATTGCGAGGGCTGCATAAATGCCAGTTGTAATTCCAAACGGTGGAAGCGGGGTCCTGACAGCGTCACTCGTTACCACCTACGTCAATCCGTCCGCACCGTCATCGGGAATTATTTACGTGTCCAAAGGGGAACGCTGGGACGCGATAAGCCAGAAAATGTATGGAACCCCATTTGAGGTGGAGTCCCTTATCCAAAATAATCCAGGGATTCCGATTGGCGACTATGTGGCGCAGGGAGTTCAGGTTTTCGTCCCGCTGATCACACCAGCGACCAGCACAACCAGCAGCACGCCGTGGGGTTGATAAATGGCAAAGGTCAGCATAGCTAGCGACAATTTCGCAATATTTGAATGTCCAGGATGCAAAGAAAGCCACGGCATACCTATAGCAGGAGCGCACGCTTGGGGGTGGAACGGGAGCGTCAACTCTCCCACGTTTACCCCGTCAATCAAAGTGACCTATCCTGCCAATCCTGATGCGATTGAGGAGTTTAAAGAGTGGCGCACAGAGCGAGTTTGTCATTCCTTTGTGACTGATGGGAAAATCCAGTTTCTTGGCGATTGCACCCACGCTCTTGCAGGTCAGACAGTTGAATTACCGGAGCAGGAAGATTGAGCGCATCCGTACAAATCCCGGCGTGGCAAATTATGATCGGCGGTACTCAAGTCGCCGGAAACCTGCTGACCCATTCCCAGCACATCCACTACGACGAAGCGATTGGCGGCAAAGCCAATGTGCTGGAGATTCAGGTCGAGGACTCAGCGCGCGCGTGGGCGAACAATCCGCCGAAGATCGGCACAGCGCTGAGCCTGTCCATTGGTTATCAAGGCCAGTCTCTCGTGTCCTGCGGGAACTTTGAAGTGGACGAGTGGGAAGCAGAGGGACCGCCAGACACGTTCCTGATTCGCGCCATCCAGGCCGGGGTTACGCACGCCATCAGGACTCCAAAATCAGTTGCCTACGAGGGACAGTCTCTTGTCTCGATAGCGAACACCATCGCCAACCAGTACGGCATGAGCGTGGACCCTTCAGAGGTGAGCCCCGATGTTCCTTATCAACGCCTGACGCAGCGTCTTGAAACTGACCTCGGATTCCTGCACCGCATCGCCAACGCGCATAACTACGAGTTCACTATCCGCGGCAATCAACTTGTCTTCTACAGTCGCCCGAAGCTGGACGCGAAGACCATCTCCAGCTTGGCAGACAAGAGTGCGCAGTACATCTACAAGACCGACTCCACGCGATTCAGGATTCACCAGCAGCACCACGGCGACAAGACATATAAGAAAGCCGTGGTCATGTATTTCGACCCGCTGTCAAAGAAACTTCTTCAGGCGACAGCCAATGCGGCGGCCACAGCTACCCAGGGCGCTGACTTAGGGCTTCAGGACACCCTACTAGTCCGGGAGCGGATAGAGAACGCACAGCAGGCCACTCTACGCGCACAAGCCCACCTCCACGCCGCCAATATGCACGTCCTGAAGGCCGAGGTAATCATCCCAGGGTCGATGGTCTACCGGGCCGGAAATCCGGTCATGCTTTCGGGATTTGGCACGGCGCTCGATTCGATAAAATGGATTATCAATGAGGGCAAGCATCGGATGGACCGGAACGGGTACAAGACCTCATTGGAACTCAGGACTACGATAACCGGCGCGGCCACACAGTTTGCCTCGGACGACTACGGAGAGTAGATGCCAGACTCAGTACGCGGACCATACACGGAGCAGTTCCACCCGCCTTACAGGACGGGCATCGTTGCGCAGATCGAGTCTGTGCCGCCCTATCGGGTGCGCGTGCAGTTCCCCGACCAGGCGAACGTGCTCTCTTTTTGGTTGCCGGTCCAAGTCATGAAGACGATGAACGACAAAGACTTCTGGCAACCGGACATCGGCGAGCAGGTGTCGGTGGTCATGGATGAGTGGGACGAGAACGGCATCGTGACAGGTGGAGTCCCGTCAACCGTGGACTCGGCGCCATCAGGACTCACACCGGCCGACCGCTACACTCAATTTTCCGATGGAACGATCATCCACTACAACACCAGTACGCACCAGCTTCAGGTGACGCTCGGGGCAGGTGGACAGATGGTCCTCAGCCAACCATCGGGAGGCAGCATTGAACTGGATTCATCGGGTAATGTGGAAATTCAGGCTGTGGCGAGCATATCGCTTTCAAATGGGAGCGCCGCGGCGGATGCGTTGGCACTGGTGAGTAAACTGGTGACAGCGTTCAACGCGCATACGCACCCGTCAAACGGCGCGCCACCTTCAACGCCGTGGACGGCAAGCACGATTGAAAGTGTCCTGACAAAGATCAGCAACTAGGAGGCGAAATGCCCTACAAATGCTTTTTGGTGGAACGAACTGGAGTGCCCGACCGCAAGGAGGAATTCTCATTCTCTGACGGGGGGAAAGGAACGCGCACTATCCATGAGTTCCGGCGCGCTGATACGGGCGAGACGAAATGGCTTGTCGGTCCATGGCAAGAAGACGCTTTCGGAATTGGTTCGATGTGGTTCACGCCTCAACCGTGGATCAAATACCCGGATCAGGCACAATACCGCGATTGGGACAATGACGATGGCCAACATCTTCACGTATTGACCCCTGGCGGAACATGGGACGTTGACCAGCGCTGCTCTAACTGTGGATTGCCCAATGAGCGCACGCACCGCTGCTGGGTTCGCCACGGCGTACCGCCCAATGTCCACGTTGACAAGTCTGGAAACACTTGTTCGGCTGGTGCAGGTTCTATCGTTTGCGGAAACTATCACGGGTTTCTACACAATGGATACTTGACGGACGGATGCTAAATGGCAACGACTTTTCCATATGCGACCCTCACGAACATCCGGTCATCGAGTTGGGAACTGATGCTTGACTCGACGGCTGGAGGCGGACCAGGATCAGGACTCGGACAAGTCTGTCAAGCCCTCGGCGATGTTCACCAGACGCTCC